CAATACAACCCGGAGAGTTCAGAGATGTTGATGCACCTGGCGGAAACATCAGAGATCAATTTTTCAATCTACCATTTACAGAACCATCAGTAACTTTATACAATCTTTTAGGTTTTGTAGTACAAGCAGGACAGAAGTTTGCAGCGATTACAGACTCAAACATAGGCAATGACCTACAAAACAGAGCCGTGGGCACTACAGTGGCTCTTATGGAGCGTGGATCACGTGTTATGAGTGGAGTTCACAAGCGATGTTACTACGCAATGCGTCTTGAATTTAAAATTTTAGCTAGAATTTGTGGTGAATCACTTCCACCTGAGTATCCTTATGACGTTTATGGTGGCCCAAGACAAATAAAATCTGCAGATTTTGATAACAGAGTAGATATTTTACCTGTTGCAGACCCAAATATCATGTCTATGGCGCAAAGAGTGATGTTAGCACAGAATCAATTACAAATTGCACAGTCAAATCCTCAAATGCACAACCTACATGAGGCTTACAGACGTGTTTATGAGGCACTTGGTACAAAACAAATAGAAGCTATTCTTAAACCACCACCAAAACAACCCGAACCATTAGATCCTGCAAAAGAAAATGCACGTGCATTGCAGATGAAGTTGTTAGTAGCGTTTGAATTTCAAGATCACGATGCACATATTGCTGCTCATATGGCGTTTATGGCAACAAGAATGGTTCAGATAAATCCACAAGTGTATGCTTTACTGCAATCACATATATCTGATCACATTTCATTCAAAGCAAAAGCAGAAGTTAGAGCTGTAATGATGGAAAACCCACAAATGCAACAGTTGGCACAAGCTGATCCTCAACAATTTGAAATTATGTTTGAAGCTGAAGTTGCAAAAACTGCAGCACGTATTACACAAGAGCTTGCACAAACTGAAATGCAGGCAAATGCAGGTAAACAAGACCCATTAGTGCAAATTAAACAGCAAGAAGTTGATTTAAGAGCTATGGATCTGCAAAGAAAAGCTGAAGAAACAAAATTTAAACAAGAACAAGAAAATCAAAGAGCTGTAGCACGTTTAGAGTACGATTATGATAAACTTGCACAACAAGATAAGCAATCAAATGACAGATTAGATATCGCGGAGAGAAAACTTGAACAAAAATAAAGATCCAAAAGTAGGAACTGGTAAAAAACCTAAAGGTTCAGGTAGAAGATTGTATACCGATGAGAATCCTAGAGATACTGTTAAGATAAAATTTGCAACTCCAGCTGATGCTAGTGCAACGGTTGCTAAAGTTAAAAGAATTAACAAACCATTCGCTAGAAAAATACAAATATTAACTGTTGGAGAACAAAGAGCTAAGGTTATGGGTAAGTCTAAAGTTGCATCAATATTCAAGGCAGGAAAAAATGCGATCAGAAGAGCAAAATAAACGTAAAGGTCTAAGTGGAGGAGTTAGATCTGGGCCACCGCCTAAGAGAGGACCAAATCCACAGGGAATAACGGTAAAACATGCCAAAAAAGTCTTACAAAAATCTAAACGAAACAAATAAACTTTTATTTTTAGCTGGATTATTTGATGGTGAAGGAAGTTTTGGTATTTGGGGAAAAGGCAACGGTAGAAAATCATTTCAATGTTCTGTTGAAATGTGTGATAAAGATTCAGTGCAAAAATTTGCCGATTTTTTTGGTGGAAACGTAGTAAAACCAAGAGTTAGAAAATCTCATTGGTCACAAACATACAAATGGAAGCTATCAGGTGGTAGGGCTTACGAATGTGTTGAGATGATGATAGAATATATGAGTTTAAGAAGACAGGAGAAATACGAAAATGTGGTTAAGTGCAATTAAATTAGCCGTCTCTGCTGGAAGTAAGATTTACGAGAACAAGCAGAAGACCAAAATGGCAATGTCAGAAGCACAGCTCATGCACGCTTCTAAGATGGCCCGAGGTGAGGAAGCTTACCAAGGAAAACTGTTAGAAGCCCGTCAATCGGACTGGAAAGACGAAGCGGTCCTCATCATATTAAGTTTGCCCGTGTTGGTGCTTGCTTGGGCAGTGATATCGGATGATCCAACAGCGATGGACAAGGTAAAATTGTTTTTCGATATGTTCTCGCAGCTGCCGAGCTGGTTCACAAATTTATGGATTCTTGTCGTGGCGAGCATCTATGGCATTAAGGGAACTCAAATCTTCCGTAATGGTGGAGGTAAAAAATGAACCTAATAAGAGATTTACAAAAAGCAAAAAAAGAAAAACTGTTAAAGGATTCAGCAGTAGCTCAACTTCGTAAAAGAAGTAAAGACTCAGTGGCTAGACCTAAAGCAGAAAAAAATATATTATCTACAGATAAAAGGATGCAACAGATATGACAAAATTATGCCCAAGAGGAAAAGCTGCAGCAAAGCGTAAGTTCAAAGTATATCCTAGTGCATATGCGAACGCATACGCTAGCAAAATTTGTGCAGGAAAAATAAAAGATCCATCAGGAGTAAAAAGAAAAGATTTTAGAGGACCAAAACCAAGTGGTGCTAAAGTAGGTATGGCTGTTACTGCAGGAGCGCAATCAGGAATGGGTAGATTAGAAAAATCAGGATTGTCTAGAGCCAAAAAAGGTAAGATGATGATCATGATCGCTGTTGGTAAACCTGTTAAAAAATCTAAAGGTGGTGATGCAAAAATTAAAAAAGTGATCAAAGGATTACATAAAGCATCAGCTTTACATAAGGGACAAGCTAAATCTTTACAAACTGTTGTTAAAAAAGCAAATAAAGGTGCAATCATGAATGTTGCAAACAAATTAGAAAAAGCATCTAAAGCTCATGCGGGTCAAGCTAAAACATTAAAATCACTTAAACTGTCAAGAGGTGGTGGAGCTGCAATTAGAGGAACAAATTTTAAAGGTGTTTTCTAATGTCAAATATAGGAAAGCTAAAGCTATATCCTAATGTTTCGATAAAGGGTGGCACAAATAAATACGGCCCCGCTAAAGTCAAAAATGAATCTAGAAATTACGGTATTAAAGGCGAGTATGATCTTTATAATAAAAAAAATACAAAAGTAACAATATCAGGACATTACTCAAAAAGTTCTGGAAGAGATAAGGTAACCTACCAAGGAAAAGATTATGTATTCAAGGGAGAATCAGAACCAAATTATGGAGTAGGGATTACTTTTAAAAAAAAATTTAAAAAAGGTGGGTACAATCAAGGCACTTGTTGGGATGGATATGTGCAAAAAGGAATGAAGAAAAAAGGTAACAAGATGGTTCCAAATTGTGTTCCTGCTGGTAAAATGAAAACTGGAGGATTAACAAAATGGTTCAAAGAAAAATGGGTAGATATTGGAGCAAAGAAAAAGGGTGGCAAGTTTCAAGAGTGTGGAAGAAAATCTGCCAGTGGTTCAAAACGGAAGTATCCGAAGTGCGTACCACTTGCAAAAGCCACACAGATGACAAAGTCGCAAAGGGCGAGTGCTGTCGCGAGAAAGCGCCAAGCCCCAAACACTGGCCCTAAACCAACTAACGTGAGGACATAAAATGAAGATATTGAAATGGATAAAAAAATGGTTCACACCAAAAAGAGAAATTGTAATAGGTCAACCTGAAAAACCAAAGGTAGACTTAACAGGACTAACAAAAGGTGATATAAAGAAATTAAAAGCACAAGGAAAAATATAATGCCAAGAACACAAGGTTTACGACCAATAGGGGAATCAGTTAGAAAAATCATCGATAAGATGATGAAAGAACGTGCAAAAAATAAAAAAAATAAACCTATTAGAACACAACCAAAATTACCTGGTTTAAAAACAGGTAGCGTAATTGAAAAAAAAGGAGCTACCAAACAATCAGCTGAGGAAACAGATAAAGCTATAAGACAAATCGTTTTAGATAATCCAGTTTTGACTAAATCAGCGAACATTATAAGAAAGATAGATAAACTAAAAGCGCAGGGAGATCTTCCAGTAAAAAAAAGTAAAGGTGGTGGAGCTGATATGGGCCGAAAAAATAAAAAATATAATAGAGGACCACAATCAAGAAATAAAATGCAACCATCAAGATCAATGTCTATGGATACAACAACAGGTATTTCAAAGATGAAAGAGGGTGGTATTTGTAGAGGTGCTGGTGCTGCTATTAAAGGCACTAAATTTCAAGGCGTTTTTTAATTGCATCCTAATATCTAATAATATAAAAATCCACCATGATCCGTGGAGACAGTTCCGAATATGAATTATTGAAAAAATGGTGCGAGACACTACCATTTTTTGAAAAGCCTACTTCAGTTACAACATGTGAAGTTGGTGTACGTGAGGGTTTGGGCTCACAAATAATAATGATGAGCATTGTTCCAAGATTAGGTAAAACCGAGTATCAACATTATGCAATAGATCCGTATGGTGATTTAGAGTACGAGCATTTTGACAATCATCCACAGTGGAAAAGAGATGGTAAGTGGAGTTCCGAAGCACCTAAATATTCTGATGAGATGAGAGATCAAATGGTAAAAGATTTTGCAACTAATCCACATTTTAAATTTTATAATATGACAGACGTTGAATATATGGATATATTTAATTTAAGTAAAACAATATATGATTTAGTATTTTTGGATGGGCCACATACAACAAAAGATATTTTAAGAGAAGCTCTTTGGTTTGCAGAAAGGTCTAGAAAAGGCTCTAGAATTATAATTGATGATTTTAATTTATGTAATTTTGAAGTAATTAGAGCCGCAATATCATACTGGGATTTTAAAATTCATGAAAAAGGAAATAACAAAGTTTGTTTAGAAAGAATTTGATGGACATTGATACAATTTCATTAGTACAGAAAAAAATTAAAATTGAACTTCAGAAACTCAAAGACCACGCTATATATAGTGTTGACACCATAGAGAAACTACAATATGTTAGGGGTCAAATCAGATCATTAGAAGATCTGCAACAGAGTCTTAAAGACCTGCTGTCAACAACGGAGTATGAAGATGAAGTCCACGGAGACACCGAAACGGACTGAAGCACTTCTAGACGCTTACAAGGCAAAAGAAGAAGTAGAAACAGTCCTAGATCCTAAAGCGATCGCACAATCAACATTAGATAAATTACCTTCACCAACTGGTTATAGAATTTTAGTCTTGCCTTATGCAGGACCAAAAAAAACTAAGGGTGGGATTTATTTATCTGACACAACACAAGAAACTATACAGATGACAACAGTATGTGGACTTGTGCTGAAAATGGGAGACCTTTGTTACCAAGACAAAGATAAATTTCCCAAGGGACCTTGGTGCAAACTAAATGAATGGATAATTTTTAGTAGGTACGCAGGTTCAAGATTCAAAATAGACGGAGGAGAAGTTAGAGTTTTAAATGATGACGAAGTCATTTCAACTATAAAAGATCCAAACGATATTTTGCACCATTATTAAGGAGGATTAAATGGCTGAAGAAAACAAAAATCCAGAAGTTGAAATTGATACTG